GGGAACCTGTGAGTAGGCTTGACGACCTGAAGGCAGAGCTTGCAGCTGCCGGACAGAAGAAGGAGCCCGGGTGCCGCACCTGCCTAGAATGCTCGACAGAGGCTCTGGAGCTGATCGACTGGTGGATTGAGGAGAAGGCAGCCGGGCGCATGTCGGCCTCGATGGCCGGAGCGGGGGATAACTCCCTCTACTCAATACTCGTTCGCGAGTATGCCTACCCGGTTGCTGACAACACCCTAGGGCGCCACGTGAGGAGCATCCAGAGCGGCGGACCCTGCGCGTCCTGGAGGGATCGCCGTGAGCGATAGGCTTGACAAGGCGAAGGAGTTCCTCTCAGCACCGAAGGAGGTCACAAGCTCCGAGAGCGAGCTTCGTAAGCTCTACCAGCGGAAGGCGCAAGAGGAGGCGCGTGTAGCCCGTGAGGCCGCCCTGAAGTCTACCGAAGACCCTTCGCTCGAAGACCTGGTGGCTGACATCATCCGCGTGGCGGAAGACGAGGAGGCTAACCCATTCGCGAAGTTCCGCTCCGTGAGCCAGCGCCGTTACGAACTGTACGGGCACTACCACGTGCGCCACGTGTTCGAGCAGTTCGGGACGTTCCACCGGGCAAAGCAGGTCGCCGGGCTCGAAGAGACGGAGGGGACTCGCGTCAAGAAGAGGGCACGCGCCGAGCAGGATAGGCGAGAGCACGCGGCAAGGTACGCCGAGGAGTGCATCTGGCCCCACGTGGCAAAGCGCGAAGACACGGCGCTGCGTGAGTCAAAGATCATGCTCTCGATCTCCGACACTCACTCGACGTTCCTGTGCCCGTTCACCTGGCACTGCTTTCTGCGGGCGATCGAGCACGTGGAGCCGGATATCGTTTTCCTGAACGGCGACATCCTGGAGGGGGCGGAGATCTCCTCGCACGTGAAGATCCCAGGCTGGACGGTGCCGCTGCAGCTGGAGTTCGACTTCGCTAGGGCCATGTTCGAGAAGGTCCGCGAGGTTGCCCCCGACGCCGATGTGTACTGGGGGGCAGGCAACCACGGGCTCGACCGCATCGCCCGCTACCTGTCCACGCAGGCACCGGCGCTGGCGTCGCTCCGCTCGATGCGCTTCGACGAGCTCGCCGGTGTGGACGACCTGGGCGTGATGCTCGTGCAAGGAGGCTCCATAGCCAGCCCCGCAGAGCAAGAGGATAGCCTGCCGGGGCTCGTCCTACACGGAAGCTATACCGTTACGCACGGCACGAGTGTCGCCAAGAACGCGGCCTCCGTGGAACTCGACTCGGCGGGGATGTCGGGCCAATCCGGCCACACACACCGCCCGGCGGTGGCCTTTGCGACCACTGAGCGGGGTGGGCCGATGTCGTGGATGTCGACGCCAATGGGCTGCACAGACCGCGCCGGAAAGGCGTACATCAAGAGAAGGAATACTGGCTGGCAGAGCGGGTTCGGCTTCGCTGCCCTTCACCCCGGCGGCGGAGTGCAGCAGTACCCGGTGATCACATCGCATGGTAGGTGCTTCGTAGAGGGCATGGAGATCACCCGCGAAGACTGGTCGGAACCGCCTGTGAAGCTCAACTGGCTGGCAGGATGAGGCAGAACCCAAAGGACTCCGCCGCTGCGGAGAAGCCCCGCCTCGACGCTATGCCGACCGAACTCCTGTTCGAGATCGGAGCGGCGCTCCAGGAGGGCGCAGACAAGTACGGACGCTTCAACTGGCGCGAGGCTGGTATTACGTCAAGCGTCTACTTCAACGCCACTCTCCGGCACCTCCTGAGCTGGTGGCAAGGAGTTGACATTGACCCGGACTCTGGGCTGCCCCACATCACCAAGGCGATCGCCAGCCTGATGGTGCTGCGCGACGCCCAACGCTGCGGCATGGTCGTCAACGACGACCGCCACGGGGTGCCCGAGTGAGCTTCGGGGAGCTTCTCGGCGCAGTCTTTGGCTGGGTCGCAACCCTGGTCGAGTGGCTGATCGGCTGGGTGCCCGTCTACCGCATCGTCCGCTCCGATGAGGTTGCCGTGGCGCAGACCCTCGGCCGAGAACCGAGGGAGTGGGAGCCCGGCACCCACTGGTACGTGCCCAACCTCACTGAGGTCACGATGATGCACACCTCGCGCATGGTCCTCGCTGTAGACGACATCTCGCTGGAGACCTCCGACGGCGTGCCATGCCAGATCGGCCTCACGATGAGCTACCATATCACGGACCCAGTGACCTATCGCACCGAGAACTACGAGGCTGAAGATGGGCTGGCCGAGATGGCCGAGGCTGCTCTCCGAGACGCCGTGATGGAGCGCACATGGGATCGTCTGAAGGAGTCCACCGAGGATGGCAAGAAGCTGGAGAAGATGCTCTCTACACGCCTGCAGAGATCGCTTGAGAGGTTTGGCATCGAGGTCGAGTCGTGCCGCCCCACGGACCAGGTCCGCATCGAGCGGGCCGTGCGTGTGTTCGGCACCCTAGTTCAATCCAACCTGACAATGGAGAATACAGATGCCGACTAGAGGACCGAAGGAGGAGTGCCCCGTCTGCGGGCTTGTCCGCAAGAGCCCGGGGACCGAGAAGTGCCGCTCGTGCCATTCGAGCATGGTCTCATGGGCTTACTCGGTGAAGACCGAGGAGCACAGGCTCCGGAACATATACCGCGTCTGGAAGCAGAAGCGTGACCTGGGCCTAAAGTAGTGGCCTTCGATCTCTGGAAGCACCAGCGGGAGATGGTCGACTTCGCGTCCCCGCGCAGAGATGTCATCTTCGACGTCTGCATGGGCGGCGGCAAGACTGCCGCCGCGATCGACACCGTCTTCAACCAATGGGAGAGCCGCCTCGTCCTGGTGCTCGCCCCGAAGTCCGTGGTTGGGAGTGTATGGCCGAAGGAGATCGGCGCTTACTGCGGCGACCTGGTAACGGTGGAGCCCCTTCGACAGAACGGCGTGAAGAACCGCATCAAGGCCCTGAAGATGGCGGGGCGCATGTGGAAGGAGGGCGGCGGCCGTCGCCCCCTGGCTTTCGTTATGAACTACGAGAGCCTCCTCAACGAGGAGATGCTGAAGCTCCTCCTCTCGATCCCGTGGTGCGCCTGCGTGGCTGACGAGCTTCACAGGCTCAAGGGGCCGAAGGCGAAGACCTCGAAGGCTGCTGCTCGCGTGTTCGCCAAGGCGAAGCGCCGCCTGGGGCTGACGGGCACGCTGCTTCCGCACAGTCCGATCGACCTCTTCGCGCAGATGCGGGCTATCTCCCCGGAGGTGTTCGGCAAGTCCTTCTACCGATTCAGGAACCGCTACGGCGTCCTGGGCGGGTTCCAGGGCAAGGCGGTGGTCGGCTTCCGCGACACGGACGACATGATGGCCCGGTGCTCTGAGGTCATCACGCGCTTCACAGAGGAGGATGTAGACCTTCACCTGCCGCCCCAGCGGGACGAGTTCATCGAGCTGGATATGTGCGCCAAGGCGATGAAGGCGTACCGGGAGGTCGAGGCGGACTCGATCGCCCAGGTCCAGTCCGGCGTGATTACGGCAGCCAACGGGCTCGTGAAGCTCCTGCGGCTGATGCAGATCGCAAGCGGCGTTGCCGTGACTGAGGAGCTTGACGAGCTGGGCGAGGTCGTCGGGCGGACGGAGGAGATCGTCGATACGGCCAAGCAGGACTATCTCGCTGACGTCTTCGAGGGCGCCCCCACAAAGCCTGTGGTGGTGTTTTGTCGGTTCCGCGCAGAGCTTGCCGCAGTTCACGCGGCGGCCGAGAAGGCGGGCGTGGGGAGCCTGGAGTTATCCGGCTCCAGGGACGAGCTTGCAGAATGGCAGGCCGGGGGCCACCCGGTCCTAGCCGTGCAGCTGGGCGCGGGCGCCGAGGGCGTGAACCTCACCAGGGCGAGCCACTGTGTGTTCATGTCCACAGGGCTATCCCTGGGGGTTATCCGCCAAGCGCGTAAGAGGACGCACCGCCCGGGACAAAAGAAGCCCACGCTGCATACATACCTGATCTCTCGCGGTACGGTAGACCAGACCCTGATCAAGGCCCTCGCAAGCCGCGAGGAGTTCTTGGAGCACGTTCTGAATTACCTGCGCGACAAATGTCCAAGCTCTGTGTGATCGGCCACGACCCCGGGACGGTTGGGGCGCTTGTCAGGACCTTAGACGGGGAGGTCATCGACTACCTGCGAATGCCGATGGACGGAAAGCGGGTGGACGTCAAGGCGGTCTGGTCCTGGCTGGAGGAGTCGCCCCTGCAGCCGGACCTGTTCATCTCAGAGGAGGTCTGGGGCTTCCCAGGGGACACGCCGACCACGGCGTGGCAGTTCTCCAGGACGGAGTCTGCCGTGGATACGATCTCGCGCCTGCTGGGCTACACCACCCACTTTGTGCCTCCGGTGAAGTGGCAAAAGGCGATCCTACAGGGCATGAAGCGTGGCTCACGCGCTCAGATCAGGGAATCCTATGTTTCTTGGGCTTCCGAGAAATACCCGCCCCTTGCCTACGCACTCCGGATCAAGAAGAACGACGGCATCGCTGCCGCCGCCTGCATTGCCGAGTACGGCTTGAGACTACTTAGGAGAGGACGGATATGACACTAGACCCTGGATTCGCAAAGTTCGCTGAGCTGACCGCAGCGAAGCGTGAGTTGGAGGCCGAGCTGGCCGGACTGAAGTCCGAGCTGGCGGAACTGAACGAGCGCCTGCCGGACCTGATGGTCGAGCAGGGCATCGACAAGATCACGGTGGACGGGTACACGCTGTACCCTTCGAGCCGGAACTGGGCCCGCGCCAAGGCCGGGTCGGAGCAGGCTCTCAAGGATGCCCTTGAGGCTCGCGGGTTCGGGGACATCGTGAAGCCGAATTCGGTTTCGCTGTCCGCGCTGTGGAACGACTATGACGGCGGCGACGAGGGTGTCCCTGAGTGGCTCTCCGAGATCACCGAGATCAATACGAAGATCACCTTGAAGGCCCGCCGGGCTGCCAAGTGAAAAAAGACGCAAGGAATCAAAGAGACATGACAACAGCACTTCAAGTAGCAGATGGCGGCGGTTTCGCCATCGTCGAGAGTGGCGACAGCGCCGAGATCCTTTCCCAGATCCTTGACATGGGCGTGGCGAACTACGAGCTGCCCCAGGTCCGGGTCCCGGCCGGAGGAGCGACGACCTGGGAGGTCGAGCTTGCCGACGGCACGGAGTCGAGCAAGGAGCTGGACATCATCATCGGGTGGTACAAGTCCGGCATCCGAAAGTTCTACATGCTGTCCCCGGAGGAGTCCGAGGGCGGTGCGTCTGCTCCGGACTGCCAGTCCGAGGGCGGCGGCGTGGCCTTCGGGTCGATCTCGCCCGACGCCACCAGCGGCGAGGTCCGCGAGTGCGAGGGGTGCCCGATGAACCAGTTCGGTACGTCGAAGTCGGGCTCCAAGAAGGGGAAGGCGTGTGGCGAGTACGGCGAACTGTACGCCTTCGTGCCCGGCGAGCTGATGCCGATCTGCGTTCAGATCCCTGCGAAGTCGCTGAAGCCGATGAAGCAGTACGCCATCAAGCAGCTCTCGAAGCGGCGCCCCCTCACCGGGATCGTCACGACGCTGACGCTGCACAAGGAGACTCAGCCGCGACCGCACGCGGTCATGGACTTCGCATTCAAGCGCGAACTGACGGCCGAGGAGGCCGCGCAGGTCGCCAGCCTAGGCGATGTTCTGAAGGCCCGGTTCCGCGCCAGGTCGGGCGAGGAACTGGCTTCCCGTGCGGCGAGCCTCGGTGGGGAGCCGCGTGAGGTCGAAGAGGTCGACGCTGACTGGGCGTCCGGGGACTAAGAGAACTCCTCTCCGGCGGGCTGGCCGCGCTTAGACGATGTCTAGCGGTCAGTCCGCCATTTTATCTCCACATGGCGCACACAGAAGACAGGACAGAGGGCGAGATCGCGAAGGCGTTCTTCACGGACTTGTACGGGGACCTCGTCTCGGAAGAGGCATCCGTGGTGATGTGGTCGCCCGTCAGGGGGGTGGACGTTCTGTGGAGCGCGGACATCCCAAACGCGGCCCGCGTGGCCCTGGACCGCGCAGCGCGTGTGGACGCATACTTCCAGCCGTGCCTCCACAGCAGGTCGCTCATGCAGGCCGAGGCGGACAAGCGCATCGCGGCGGGGGAGCGGGGGACGCGCTCACTGAGCGGGCGCCGGGGGTTCCACGAGTCCGCCGTGGTGATGCCTGGCGTGTGGGCCGACATCGACACCAAGGAGGGGTCACACGAGGCCCTGGACTTCTTGCCGGATACCACGCAGGACGTCATCGACATGCTCCGCCGCATGGACTGCCCCCCCGCGTACATCATCAACACGGGTGGCGGCGTCCACGCCTACTGGCTCTTTGACGAGCCTTGGGTGCTGGAGAGCGACGAGGACCGCGAGGCGGCCCGTGACCTGAACTACCGATGGCAGCAGGGGTACGTCCTCGGCGCCATGGAGCGGACGCCCTGGGGCAAGGCTGTGCTGAGGGCTCGCGGAAGCCTGCGCCTGGACTCGACGTTTGACCTCGCTCGCGTACTTCGAGTGCCGGGAACCCTGAACCGGAAGTATGACCCGCCGCGCCCCGTGATGGCCGCCGCAGGGACGTCCATGCGCCGCTACACGCGGGACGACTTGGAGATGTACATCCCGCGCAAGGTCGGCCCCGCCCCGGCGCGAGTTGCGAAGGATCTGGGGCTGAAGGCCCTCCCTGAGGGGACGGCCGTCCCTGCTATCGCTG